GTTATGCAGTGGATTGCAAATCCACCTACGCCGGTTCGATTCCGACCTCGGCCTCCACTATTAAAAACCCCGTAGATCAATGATCTACGGGGTTTTTTTTATTGCCTGCGAAAAAGTGGGGTGTTCCGCAATTTTTGACTGGTGTTCCGCAAGGAACCCTCTGTTTTCCATAGAGACGGTGACTTTGTCGCGCTTAAGATGCGTTATAGGCGACGCGCGCAAAGCTCGACATAGGTACTGGCGACGTGCCACGCTAGCAACAAGTGAAAATTCTGGAGCCGGTTATGTTCGTTCTTAAGCTGTTGGCGTTCGTTGCGTTCTTTGGCTCAATTGCGTGGTTTTGGGTTAGTCCTGATTACGAACCTGGAATCGCAATTGTCTCAACGCTATCCGGACTAATTGCCATATGGTTTGGCGAGCGTCAGTCGGCTCGAAAAGAAGCACAATCACAGGTAGTGGGGGCTGGTGGTGTTGGGGTGCAGGCGGGCCGTGATGCTCATGTTGGAAGCATTTCGGGTGGGGATTCAAAGGATGCTGAATAAAGACCAAAATCAAGAAGTCGGTGCCGGAGCGTTAGCAATACAAGCGGGTGGAAATGTCACTGTGGGTATTTCCGTTGCGGACGCGCGGGCAATTGCTTTGGATGTTGCAAAGGCGACTTTTTATGAGCTGACCGGGGCTGCGAGGGACACGATGAGTGCCCGAGTAGAGGAAATCACTGAGAAGGTCATTTCCCAAATTGAAAGGGATTACCCGGAAGGCCTCAAGAAAGCGGTTGATCCGGATTTTCAGCATGCTTTATATACCGTGCAGAAAAATTATGGGCGAACAGGTGATGCTGACTTAGGGGACCTGCTCGTCGATTTGCTTGTTGATCGGAGCAAGCAAGATAAGAGGGACTTGCTGCAAATTGTCCTGAATGAATCGTTGGAGATAGTTCCTAAACTAACTTCTGGCCAAGTGGCTAATCTTTCCATACTTTTTTTGTGTTGCTATACGATAGATAGCGGAGTAGTTAACGATGAGCAGCTAGGGCTATATTTCGATAAAAATATACTGCCACTTGCTGATCAGCTAGTTAAGAGTGCATCATCTTTTCAACATCTACAGTTTACAGGGTGTGGTAGCGCGCAAATGATCTCGCGGAGCCTTGAGGAATGCTTTTTGGCCCAATATCCAGGGCTTTTCTCGAAAGGATTCACTAGAGATGAAGCTGATGTTGAGTTGCTTCCAATTAGAACTAGGCGTAAATTTTTGATGGCCTGCTTAAATGACTCGGAAAGGCTTCAAGTCCGGTTTCAAAATACTGCTTCTCTTACAGCGATGTATGACGAGCATGGAGTTGACGAGGCGAATCGATTAATAATAGATCGGCTCTTTAACTTGGGGCGAATGTCTCATGCAGAAGTTCGTGCGAAGTGTATAGAGTTGCGAGGTTATATGGAGCAGGTGTTTTCACTGTGGAGCGTTAGCGACTTCAGAAGTTTCACCCTCACTAGTGTGGGTATGGCAATTGGTCATGCAAATATGAAGCGAATTGCAGGTAATTTTGGCGCCTTATCTCAATGGATTGAGTAAATTATATTTGTTAGCCGGCTTTGACCTGAAGCCGGTTTTCTCCAAAGGTGTAGTTATTTCGTTGGCTTTACGATTTCCCCCACTCGGCGGTATACCTTTTTTGTCATTTCCTCAGTGGAATGACCAAGCAGACGGCTTGCGTGCTTGATGTCCTCGATTTCGCTACCCGCCTTCGGGCGGATGTCTCTGAATTGAAACTTCCGGATCGTGATAGCCAGTTCGGTGTCACCGTCGGTCGCAGCTTTGATCGCAGCCCGATCTCTGGCTTCGTCCCAGCGATTGCGCAACATGTTGTAGCTCATGCGCAGGCCAGCCTGGTTGGTGATCAAGACAGAAGTTTTGGTGCCGGCTTGGTTCCGCCGATCAAGTAGGCCATTGATAAACACGCAGAGGTCCGTTTCGTTGTTGCCGTCGTAGAGGCGAATCCGCAAGCGCTTTTCCGTCTTGCCTTGGCCAACCATCAGAAAGCCATGATTGAGGTCGGTGGTCGATGCCTTCAGCACGTCAGCTGGGCGCTGTCCTGTCAGATATGCCAGATCCATTGCGTCCTTGAGATCCTGTCCCGCCTGTTCGTATACCGCGTTCCAGATGATATCGCCGGCATAGAAGTCCCTAGGCGTCTCCTTGTTTCGGCGCAGGCCGAAGCAGGGGTTGGCCTTGTCGGTCAAGCCCCACTCTCGGGCGAAGGTGAACATGGTTGAAAGCAATGCGATCTCCCGGTTGGCTCGTACCTTAGCGGTGCGGGCGTCCCGATATTGGGCGATCACCTGTGGAGTCATGGCGTCGATAGGGGCTGGTTTGTCACCATCGAACACCTGGCGAAGTTGTTTCAGCCCCTTGAGATAGTCGCTCTGGGTGCCTGGCTTAAGGGTAGGGATCACCTTCTTTTCGTAATCGTCGAAAAGACGGCCCATCAAGTGCGCCGGTTTCGGTGTCGCCTTGCGGTCGAGCCGCGCCCATTCGATCTTGGCTTCGTCGAGGTCGCCGCCGAGCGGAATCTCCACTCGGTTACCGTCGGCGTCCCGGCCGTTGTAATAGTAACCGGTCCAGACTGTGCCGCCTTTTCTGGTGCGGGTGCGCCGGATCATCCGTGGCGGCAGATCCCGATTGGCTGTTTTCTTCTGTCGCATCGTCAGCCCACGCGTGCCAGATCGAGGGTCCAAGTGTCGGCTACAGCATTGTTTGCCGTAGGCCTTACCCCTGCCAGCTTCAACCGGGCATAAACCCGCCCTACAACTGGACGCTGGGCGCCGGTAACAACGAACTCCCAGTGATTGTTTGTCAGCCATTGGCGCTGGCAGGATGGGATTTTGTAGCCGGTTATGGTGGCCAGCTCATCGTCAGTCAACGTTTCACTGAGAAATTCCATCGCTTGGTTCCTGGTAGAGTTGATCTGTGCACTCTTCACGCGCAAGCCCTCCGATGATCACCCTGCATCAGTTCCATCAGGCGGCTGAAGTACTGCATGTACGCCTCTGGTGCGGATTGCGGGATGATGGTTTCGGGCATCGGTGGGACGCCGCGCAGGCATTCCCATTCGGCGGGGTGGTTGGGCATCAGGTCGCGGCGTTCGGTGACCAGCACGATCAGATCGGCGCGCACGACGCATTCGGGCAGGACCGGATCGAGGTTGAAGCGATCGCAGATGGCGTGCCAGATGATTTCTTCAGCGATGCGGAAGCCTGGCATGATCGCTTTCAATGGTCGCGTCATGTCGCCGATGTAGGCTTCGGTCGCGTCGTGCAGCAGCGCCACCAGTTTATGCTGGTCCGGAACAAGTCTCGAAACCAGCATGCTGTGCTGGGCCACGCTGTAGTGCGTGTGGGTGTGGCCATTGAAGCGGCACAGGTTCGACAGTGAATGGGCGATGTCGAGCGGTGAGATCATGGCGGCGGTTGGGTTGACCAGGTCGAACTGGCGACCGCTGTGGGTGAGAATCCAGTTCATGCTGCGTCCTCCACTGTCGGCAGGCCCAATTCGATGGCCTGACGTTGCATGTCCAGCTCAAAGGCTTCGCGCAGGGCATCCCGCAGGTGTGCATAGCCATCGGTATCAGCGTCGTGGGGGAAGCTGATCGAACTCAGTTCCGGCTCGGCGTTGAAGGTGCCGTGCTTGTCCAGCCATTCGATGAGCTGGGTGTCGAGTGGCTGTGCGTTGAGGTTGCCGGCCGTTTCGACGGCATGGAAGACGCGGTAGGCCATAGCGCGGGAAACCTTGATCAGTTGTTCAGCTCTCGCTTGGCTGGCCTCGGTACCTGTCAGTGCCTTCCACGTCTGGAGTGCAAGCGCCAGAAACTGGGTGATCTCCGTCAGGTCGCGATAGTCGGTCGCTGTGAAGGGCGTGGCCTTGATGCTTTGCATTTGTGCGCGCAGGTCGGCCAGTTGTTGGGCCTCGCGGTTGCGTAGCTGCGTGATGGCGGTCAGGTCAGTGTTGAGCGCGGCGATCCGTTGGCTGTGTAGGCCGTTGCGTTCCTTGAGGCCGGCTTCGTAGCTGCGATCCATCGCCCGCAGGATGATCTTGCGGATGTAGTAACCCAGCAGGACCAAGCCAAAGCCCATTCCGATGAAGATGATCGTGTTCTGCGCTTGCATGTGCTGTGCTCCGGTAGGACCCGCCGCCGGGATTCTTGGTGAGAGGCCGGCGGCGGGGTGTTGCGCTGGTTAGATAGTTGCTTCGTACATCGGTACGCTGTTGATCGACTCTTGGATCTTGGCGCGAACGGTTGTGTAGGCCTCTTCAAGCACCTTGTCCGGGCGCACCAGTTCGAACCACATCACTAGACGACTTTCCTGAATGCGGTAGCGGAATCGAACTGGAACGCAGAACGCGTCACCTCCGAGGAATGGTTTGACGCCGATGTAGAACTGCTCAGGAATCTTGAGCTGCCCGGTCTCGCCGGCCTGGCCGTCGATCTGTTCGTTGTAGGTCAGTTGAACCTGGCCGTTGTCGAGGCGCGTTCCCTGGCGAAAGCTGATGTTTTTCTTGGCTTCGAGGGTGCGGCTGATTTCGAGCATGTCCGCAGCCGATGGTGCGTGCGGTATGCCTTCGGGGGCGGTGATGTCGCGGATGTTTTCTTCGAAGAACTCTGCGAACGTCGCTTGATCCATTTTCTTGCGATCGGAAGTTTTCCAGCGCCCCCACTCGATGCTGATCGGGCACTGGTAGACGGCGACGTGTTGCCCCCAAGACGGCTGATCGGGCTGGTGGTAATCGAGAACACCCTTGAAGGTTCGACCTTCGGGGCCATCGCAGAAAACGACTGACGCCGGCGTCGCATAGCGATTGATGTAGGCGATGAACGTGTCGGCATCAAGAACCTTCACGCCTTGGCGGATCCTGGTCGGTGCTGCCAGCATTCCTTCAAGGTCTTTGATCGCGGTGCCGTCGGGAACGAGCGCGAATGGCGCCGGTAGTGAAGGGTGGTCCTGTGGCTTGCCCAGCGATTGGGCGAGCGTGACCAGGTGGTTGATGGCTTCTTGCATTGGATGTGCTCCAGTTTCTTCGGTGAGTAATCTTTACGGCGCGACGTGGCGCAGTGGTGCGTTGGTGTCTTCCTCGACGGGGCGAAGCGCCAGATCCTGCTGTCGCGGATCGCGGCGGGTGAGGTTGCCTTCTGGTGTGAGGAAGAACAGGGAAGTGCCGCGCGACAGCGCCGGCTCTTTCACTTTTACGTCGGCCTTGATGTTCATTTGGCCGCGACCGTCGGGCTTGTAGTTCAGCTCGATGACCAGCTTGCCGGCTTTGCCGGACAGGCGGATGGCGTCGATCAATTGGAACTGGGCCTCGCTCAGTTCATCGAGCAGGCCGCCGGCCTCGATGTCCCGTAGCGTGTCGATAAAGGGTCGTGCTTTGCTCATGTGCTGTGCCTCAATGGGTTCTATTGTTTGCGCCTGTACGGCAGACGCCACCGTTGAATTTAGGCTGCTTGCTTCGTCGCTTGAGCGTCGAGATAGGCAGCCAGGTCATGCAGGTAAACGACGGCGGTACCTTTTGCGGACCCGCCTAGGCGGGTCACCTTCAGTGCGATGCGTCCGGCGCTGATGCGCCGCAGCAGGTAGCGATCGCTGGTGATGTGCGAGAAGTAGCGCTGCCGAACGGCGGACAATGTCGGGCAGGGTGTTGGCCATTCTTTTCGCAGTTGGTCGATGGTGTTGCTCACGTTGCTTTCTCCCCGTGCCCCTCTGCTGGGGGCAGCAACTTCAAGCGAATCATCTCGGCGAGACCTTCTTTGCTTTTGCCCATTGCAGCCGCACGGACATTGCCGTTTTCGTCCGCGACAACGGCGCCGAATGGATACTCCGGCGAGTTAGTCGGGGTGACGTAGGCGGTCTGGCCTTCGAGGATCACGTTGTTGACGCAGCGATATACGTCGGCCAGCTCAAGCACACGCATCGGCACACTGCTGAGCATTTCAATGGCTTCGCTTGCGGCGCCGATGAGTGTCGCGCGGCTAACGATGCCAGGGCTGTCGAGGTAGACAGGGATCAGTCGCAGGCTGCTGAGCGCGTGACAATGAGCGTTGAGATAGTTGCTGTTCATGCTGCGGCGTCCTTGTTCTGGGCTTTGATGCCGATGCCGAGTTGCTTTGCCAGCCACTCGACTCCCTTTTCGGTGACTATCACGACGGCGTAGTGGCTGTAGCCTCTGATGTGGTCGTTCCAGCGGCTGCGGGTGTCCGAAAACAGATAGCCGCGGTCGCGGTGCTGGCTGGCCAGGTCACCGCTTTGGGTCAGCACTTTGAGTTCGCGCAACCGGGTGCGGAACTTGCGGGGTTTGAGGCCCAGCACTGCGGCCGTTTCGTCCAGGGTGCGGTTCGTCATGGCGCTACCCTCAGACCTGCGTTGGCGGGTTGGCGACTTCATGAATGAAGTCGCGCAGATGCAGGTGATTTGCTCGGTCATTTCGGCGAAGCCTGATGCTGTCCTTGCGTCCTCCGACACTGACCTCAACGATTGTCATGGCGGAGGTCAACTGAACTGAGAGTTCTGCACGCATGGTCTGCTCTGGACGAATCAAGTCGCAGGTTGCCTCGCCACCGACTTGCAGCATGTGATGCAACAGTTCTTGCCGGGCGAGAGGGAGGGAGTAAGCGCTCATGCAGCGTCACCCCCGAATGGATTCGGATCAGAAGCGGCAGTTAGCGTTTTTGCAGATGCCAAGCGGGCACCGGTGCTGACAATAACGAGCAGACCGGTTTGCTTTTGAATCGCTTCGACAGCTGCTGGGCTGCTGCACGCGGACGGGTGGAGGTATACGGGGCAGCGAGATGTTCTGTGCCGTGTAGTGTTCATGAGCTAGTACCCTTGGTGAGAGGTTTTGTCGCTCATAAAATTAGTCTGACTGATATAAGCTGTCAATATATTCAGCGCGGCTTTTTTTATTAGGGCAAAAAAAAGACCGCATGCGCGGTCTTTCTGTTTCGATAGCGAAGGCTACGGGACGATCACTGAATACCAGAACACCTTGCCCATGATCTGTATGTGTTCCCTAGCATATTGGCCGTCGTAGCGTTCGTCCGGATGCTCGACATCGTTGTAGCTTTTAAGTCGAATGCCACCGCCGGGTAAGCGATAGAGGATTCTTACGCTGATCAGGCCGTCGTGGTCAACAGCGTACATTTTTCCATCATCGATATTGTTCGTAGCGGTGTCGACCGCCACGAGGCTGCCTGGTGGCAGAACAGGAACCATGCTGTTTCCTGTGACGACCACGCATGCTGCGTCTTCTGGATGGATATTTCGTTGCTGGAGTAATCCCTTCCATAAGCGATGCTTTCGTCCGTATTCATCAAGCATGACCACATTTCCTTGTCCTTCGGAAAACTCAACCTCCCGAAAGAAAGGAAGCGCTACTTCGTCCTCTCCTAAGGGGGTTTGGTCATCCCACAGGTCTACCGGAGTAACTCTGAATGCTTCATTTTCTTCAAAGCGCAGAGGTATCAAGTTTGAATGTGAGGTGACGCTTTCCGCATTGATTGGGGTTATGTGATCAACGTTGATTTGCGGATGAGCGGCTACTAGACGAGGGCTAACTTCACTCGGATCGAAATTTAGGATAGAGGCGAACTTCACCAGCGCTGAGAAGTTGAGTGCGATCTTGCCGTTCAGGTACTGGCTTACGACGCTCTGTCCAGCCCAGCCGCACATATCGGCGATCTTTTCCTGGTTGAGGTCTGGGTCTACTTTTTTCTTGGCAAGATATTTGAGTTTTAAAAGGCGTGCTTCTTCGTCCCTGATCGGATCTGCGATTTGTGTTCGCGGAGCGCGTTTTCGGGTGAGGGTTGGAACCTCGAGGCGCTTAGGGTGTGTCGGTTTATGAGTATCCATAAAACATACTCTATAAGCACCGCTGATTGGCTCAAAACAGTCTGGCGTCTTTTTCTGTTGCGCGTTTATAGAAGTCACACTAATATCCTTGTGCGATCCCATTCGAGGAAGGAAGGATGGAAAACAACATTGGTGTGCCCCTGCGTGACTTCGCGACGGGGAAAACTCAGCCTGAACTGGCGCTGCTGCTCTCTGTGTCACAGAGCGCTGTGTCGCAAATGCTCAGCTCCACAAGAGATATCTGGGTAAAAACGAACCCAGATGGCAGCCACTCGGCCATTGAGTTACGGCCAGTCGGTTCTCGGCGTAAGCCAAAAGCAGCGTGAAGGGTGCCGGACTGGGGCCTCTCACCAAAGAATCCCCCAGCCCGGCTACGACGATACACAGCACATGCACATCGGTCGTGGTCGTAGGATAGGGCGTGCCCCATCTGAAGGCTAGGCCGTAAACGGGGTATTTACGGTTATGAGTCGCACAGATCTCCTTCCGGGCGCTGGCCCGGTTCTTTCTTTGCGCGAGGCGCTTTATCGCGCCGGGCGTGATTTCCGGGGCGGTATCACCACGTTGGCCCATGACATGTTCATGGACTACGACGAGCTGCAGAAAAAACTGAAACTCAATGAAGAGCGCCGCTGGCTGACGCCGGATGAACTCGAGGAGGTCATTCGGCTGACGCAGAACTCCGCGCTGCTTGATGCGTTGGTACGTCCGGCGGGGGCTGTTTGGTACAAGCCGACGCCGGTGCCGGCCACCTCTGAGGCGTTGAAGTCTGTCGGCAAGTTGCTGGAGCGCACCGGCGAGTTCGTTTCGAGCATGCACGCCGGTGCCGCCGACAACGTTTGGGAGCCACACGAAGTCGCCACGTTGGACAAGTACGGCGTTGATGTTATCCAGGCCGTCTTGGGCATCATGGCTGGTGCTAGGCAGGCGATGGAGGGGCCGGAATGAGCCAGCATTGCCCGAGCGTTAAGACGAAAGAGTCAATCCTCATCAGGAGACTGTCGTCGACTATCTATGAGGGCCGGCAGCGTATAGATGTATGTCAAAAAAGCTTCTGTGAATGTGACGATGTCATCAGCATCTTTTTGGGTAAAGTCCTCGTCCTCGTGGATGGCCGTATTTCGGTCAAGACGTATTTCTTGAGCCCAACCAGCCATTGCAGCTGTGATTTTCCCTTCAGCAGCAAGCTTTTTGAGGCGTTGTTCGAGCTTCCAAGCAGGATCCATCCCTTTGGTCGCAAGATCCAGAGCTTTTCCGCAAAGGAGAATAGAAGTCTCGTACTTCCTTCGGTGAAGATTGTCGAGAGCTTCTTCGTACGTATTTCCTATTTTTTCTGGCACGTCATCGGGAATTTCTCGGCCAATTTCTTTCGGATACTGAACCCAAGTTCTTGTGAAGTAGCTTTGTGGGTTATCAAGATTGAAAACGACAGTTTCTTTAAACGTCGTCTTTTCGTATTCATACGTCCCCTGGCCGCCGACAATAACGATTTCGTGACAGTGTGGGCATACGAGAGGGACCCTGTAACTTGGCCCAGCGCGGAGCACCACCTCGGCTCTCATTCCTGCTCTAGTGGTTTTGCAATGGGGGCAATCAAGAGTGGCAACGTACGAAGGCATAAATCAATCCCTTGGTTTTTGATTCTCTTGATTATCATTGATTGCTTTGCACCAGTCTCGCAAGCTGAGGGTGCAAAGAATGATTGATGAAGGAGCGACTTTTTTATGGGCAAAGTGTTACATCGAAACCTTCGGGCTTGCCCTTGTCCCAATTGAACCCGGTGACAAAGCCCCGAAAGGCGTGGGCTGGAACAAACCGGGCGGTTACATCACCGATGCCAATGCCGCCGAAGCATTCTGGCAACGCAACCCTAACCACAATCTGGGCGTCGTGCTCGGGCCAAGCCGTGTCTGCTCGTTGGACGTCGACGATGTTCAATGGACGCGTCACGTCCTCTACGAACAGTTGGGCATTGATCTCGATGCAATGGCCGTGGTGTATCCGACTATCGTCGGCAACCCGTTGCGGTTTCGGGTGTTGTTCAAGTTGCCGGACGGCGTCGAGCTGTCGCGGCATTCGCTTTCTTGGCCGAATGAGAAGGACCCGGACGGTTCCATCTGGAAGGGGCTGATGGCGAAGGCGAAAGCCGCGAAAGAGGCGGGCGACGTTGCGGGTGAGGCGGAGGCCAAGGCCGAGGCGGATAACTACAAGCGCTTCACTGTGTTCGAACTGCGCGCTGGGCCGGTGCAGGACGTCTTCCCGCCTTCGATTCACCCCGGTACCGGAAAGCCTTACATCTGGCGCACGCCACCAAGTGCTACCGATGGTTTGCCAACGCTGACCAATGAGCTTTTGGCTATCTGGAAAAACTGGGATTTCTTCAAGCGCGATGCCGAGGCAGCGTGCCCGTGGGCGCCAAAGCCGAAGAAGCCGCCGGCGAAGGTTATCAAGCGTGCACCGCCAGCAGCGGGTAAGCCACCGTCGGTGATTGATGAGTTCAACCGCTGTCATGACGTGGAAGAACTGTTGCGGGCGCACGGGTACATCAAGCGCGGCAGTAAATGGCTTTACCCGCAAAGCAGTACAGGCTTGCCGGGTGTCACGGTCAATGAAGGCAAGGTTTATTCGCACCACGGCGCGGATCCGTTGGCCAACGGTCATCAGAATGACGCCTTCGAGGTGTTTTGCCTGCTGGAGCATTCCGGCGATCAGTCGCGGGCGGTGAAAGCGGCTGCGCAGTTGATGGGCATGCAGCATGCGTTCCGGCCCGATCCGCACGATCTTCCCCCGACCCCATCCATTGATCCAAGCGAGCCGAGCCCGGGCGAACCGTCGTCCAGCGAGGCCGCTCCAGATCCTGAAGGGGGCGCGGGGGGCGTGCCTGTTGCGCTGAGCATTGACCAGGTGTTGCGTCGTTATGCGCTGGTCGATGGGACAACCCATGTCTGGGACTTCGATCAGTCCAAGGTCATGAAAAAGTCTGCGTTTGAGGCGCGTGTCGGTAAACCCATGGCCAAGCAATGGCTGGAGAACACCGAACAGCGCAAATTGATTTCGAGCGATCATGTCAGCGAGATTGAGCAGGCGCGGCGGATGGCTGGCAAGAAGGGCGGCGCGTTCGGCATGTCACCTACTGAGCGCTATGTGTATATCGATGGCACGAAGGACGTGTGGGACCGGGAGAAGAAGCGCCGGATTGCCGAAGGTGCCGTGAAGATGGCGTTGGGCGATACCTATCCGTTGTGGTTGAACAGTGCCGAGCGCCGTGTGGTGGACGTGGACCATATTGTCTTCGATCCAACCATGACCAAAGACCCGAGCGTCTACATCAACACGTTCGATGGCTTACCGATTGAGCCGGTTCGCGACGATGGCGCGTGCGCGAATCTGCGGTGGTTGATCAAGTTCCTTTGCAATGGTGATGACGATGCGGCGTGGTGGTTGACGCGCTGGCTGGCTTTTCCGCTTCAGCACCTCGGCGCGAAGATGGACACTGCGGTGTTGATGCACTCGATCATGGAAGGCTCGGGTAAAAGCCTATTGTTCGCTGATGCGCTGGGCATGCTTTACGGCCAGTACGCGGCGACGGTGGGTCAGACCCAGTTGGAAAGCAACTTTAACGCCTGGCAAAGCCGCAAGCTTTGGGCGGTGTTTGAAGAGGTCGTGAGCCGCGATCAGCGTTACAACCAGGTGGGCAAGATCAAACACTTGATCACCGGCAAAACCGTGCGGATGGAATCGAAGTTCATCAACGGTTGGGAAGAATCCAACCACATGAACGCGGTGTTCCTGAGTAACGAGATCCTGCCGTGGCCCATCAGTGAGAGCGATCGCCGAATGTTGGTGATGTGGCCCAACGAGACGTTGCCGGCAGATCGGCAAAAGGCGGTCGGTCACGAACTCAAGAACGGAGGCGTTGCGGCGCTGCACGCGTGGTTGCTGTCGCTCGACCTTGGAGACTTCGACCAGCGAACGCGACCGCCCAAGACAGAGGCGCGGGAGCGATTGGTGGCATTGAGCCGGGCAGGGTGGCAGACGTTCCTGCATTTGTGGAAGTACGGCGAGCTGGGTCGGGATCTCTGGGGTGTCTGTCTCTCCAGTGACGTGTTCGCGTTGTTCCTGGAGTGGTGTCAGCGCAACAAAGAGCACGCGATGAGTCACACGAAGTTCGCGCTGTTCCTCAGTTCGGAGTTGGACAAGTCACGCTCGATACCGTGGACGGACGGCAACAACCGGAAGTTCGGTGCGTTTTTCTTCCCGGCTGATCTGGAGCCTTCCCGCTCCCCATCCCTGAAAGCGGCAGACCTTGGGGTCGTCGTCAGCGACTGGCGTGCCAAGGCGCGTTTGGCGGGCTGGAATGTCGACAACTGGGACCACATCAAGGCGGCTGCAGCATGAATACACCTAAATGTGTGTTGGGTGTGTCGGGTGCGTGTTGGGTTGGTTTTCGATACCCGACACAGGTCGAGGCCTTGAAATTCGCGGCTTTACGGGCTTTGTGCGGGGTGTGTTGGGTTTGCTGTCGCGCACGCGCCTGCGTGATGTTTTTTGATGCTCTCAAATGGCGAACAAAAAAACTCTATGCGAGGGACGAAAAACCCAACCAACCCAACACACTCAACTCAGATTGTTTTATTTGCCTGAATTTAAAGGGATTTATTTGTGTTGGGTTTGTGTTGGGTAGCGGTTTATTTGTGTTGGGTTCGATTTTTCGGGGGGTAGGGCGATGATCGATGAAGTTGAAGAACTCATGCAGCATTGGGGTAATCAGTTCAACCAGGTGGGTGACGGCGGCGGATTGGGCAGTCCGATGGCGACGATTATTGAATGGGGCGGCTCTGCCCCTCGCGGCACGCCGGGATCCCGAGATCTGATGATGGCGGCGGGTGGCGGCATGGACCACGCTGCGCAGGAAGTCGCCGCGGCGCTGGCACAACTTGAGCGTCAGTCTGAGAAGGGCGCGCTGCTGGCGAAGCTGGCTCGCAATCGGTATCTGCCTCGACCTGCGTTGTCGGTCAGGTCTCAGTTGCCGATTCTTGGTCTCGGCGACAACGCAGATCGGACATATCGGAACTGGGTTCATGCCTTGCATCAGCAGGTGCTGGTGATACTGACGGCACGGAGCGCACCAGGCCGTGCGCGGAATCGCCGTGTGAAGTCAGTTGAGACCAATCTTCTGCGAGCGTCTGCGGTTGCACGGGTCAGATTGTTCTGACCGCTCGTCGGGGCGTCTTGTCGCATTGTGGTCACATTGCGGTTGCATTCATGTCGTTTGCTGACCTACCGAAAAACACCTCTTTTCGGTTTTTCCGGAGGCAGGTAAAAAGTCCCCACGATATGCGATTTGCGCCTGAGGCGCTGACAGAGCACGTGCTGTGCAGATTCACCCGGCCTTCCCTGTGCCGGTCACCTAACCCCGCTTCGGCGGGGTTTTTATTTAAACGATACCGAGGTTAAAGGAGGCTTGAAAAATCTAACTGCTGACCCAATCTTTTCTGCGCCACCGATATAGGGGCTCAGGGCAACGGAATGAGGAGTTGGGAATGTCGGATGATTTGGATGCCAAGCTTGATGCGATTTTTAACGCTCGAGCTGAAAGAATTGCTGAAGCTAAGCGTGTCAGGCAGGAGGCAGAGCAAAAGCAGGAAAGAAGCTTGGAGGCTTTTCTGGATTTGAAGTGTTCAGTAATACGGCCGACGCTTGACGCGCTTGCTCATAACCTCACTGATCGAGGCCTTGAGAGTAGGGTTTTTGAGGTCGCGGATGGACAGCCAAAAGGCAATGAGGTTTTACCTGCATCGATAGGCATCAAGTTTCTGCATCACCAAATACTGCAGATACGAGATGGAGAAGATGCTCCGCACTTGACCCTTACGCTTGATAAGGCTCTCAGACGAGTAGTTTTCCATTTCAGCAATGTTTTTCCGGGACGGAAGAATGGGGAGGAAGGTGTGGCTACTATTGTTGATTTTGACTCGGTTACAGCGACACTCATTAATGACGAGGCATTGAAAGTCATCGGGGCGATTCACAAATAATTTCTTTTTTTACAGAGTCCCGTCCGGCCCTCCATGAGCCGGTCACTTAAACCCGCTTCGGCGGGTTTTTTATTTTCGGCCCGATGGGTGTCTGCAAGGAGAATCAGCATGAGCGAGCCGGCAACTGTTGTCGTGGCCGGTGGTGTGGGACTGGCGGCTACTGGTCTGCTGGCGGGCGTGGACATGCTCGCGGTGATTGGCGCGTTGGCTGGCTCTCTAGTGTTCTTCACCACCACTGAGGAATTGCCGGTCTGGAAGCGGGTGTTGTTCCTGCTGGTGTCTTTCGTGATGGGTTACATGTTCGCCCCTGGCATGGCCGAGGTGGAGTTGTTCGGTACCAGGCCATTTAAGTACACCGGGCCGGCGGCGTTCGGCGCCTCGGTTGTGGTCGTTACCGTCGCGCTCGCCATCATCAAACGGCGCGGCCTCATTGCTGAACCGCAAGGGAGGCAGGATGGATAGTCAACTGATGCCGCAAGTTCTCACTCAGGCCACGTTCTGGTTGTGCGTGACGTTGTTCGTTCGACTGTTCACGTTCCGCCGGCGCGGTGCCCGGTTCCGTCGAAGCATGAGTTGTCTTGCTTGGGTGGTGATGGTCGCGTCGGGGTCGGCGGTGGTTTACATCGGCAAGGGGCAGCTCGTCATGCCTCAGAACTCTTGGCCGCTGGTGGTTGTGCTGACGGTGTTCGTTGGTTCGGTCTGCCAGAGCAACGGCAATCTGGCTCGCGTCTGGAAGATGGGCTGATGAGCAAGGTATCGGATGACCGTCGAGGTAGCAGTACCGCTCGGGGTTATGGGTACAGATGGCAGAAGTCACGCGATGGACACCTGCGCGAACATCCGTACTGCACGATGTGTTCGACCGACCAACGCCCGGTTGCGGCGGTGATCGTTGACCACAAGGTTGCGCCCAAGCTGAAGGACGCCAAGGACAGTGGCGATCCTGCCCGGATCAAGGCCGCATGGAAGCTGTTCTGGAACCCAGAGAACTGGGCGAGCCTGTGTAAGTTCTGCCACGACTCGACGAAACAGCGAATCGAGAAGAGCGGGCGCGTGCCCGGGTGCCATGCCGACGGCCGTCCGGTCGATCCGGGGCATCACTGGAACCGGTGACCGACCATCGCCGACGCACCAAAAAATGGCACAACCCCGAGGGTAGGGGGGGTGAAAAACTTCATTTGGACTTCCTTCTAGACCGATCGCCCCCCTCTTTACACAAAGTCGGGAAATATGAGGGAGGGGGGGTATCCACCGGTAAGGGGTTGAATTCATGGCAGGAAATGGAAATTCGGGGCGCCCGGCATTGCCGGCGTCCCTCAAACTTTTGCAAGGAAACCGTGGTCGCGAGAATGTTGCCAGCCTGCTGGCCGAAGTTGCCAAGCCATTGGTGCCGGTCGGCGCTCCGCCAATGCCGGACGTCCTATCTCCCGAGGCAGTGAAGGAATGGGAGGAACTGGTACCCGCGCTGATTTCATTGGGCATTGTCTCCCAACTCGACGCGATGGCGCTGGCTACGTACTGCCAAGCAGTAGCCGATTGGCGTCGGTACCAGCGGCTGATAGCCAAGCACAATGCCGATTCCAAAGACGGATTGGGCGGCGATATTCAGACCTTCAAGACTGGTGCCCAGCAGATGCACGTCTTACGGCAGCTCGCCAACGACGCCGAGAAACGTGCCAACGCTGCCGGCGCCCAGTTCGGCCTATCGCCGATGTCGCGGCGCAACCTGAAAACCGCACCGGCACCGCAAGGTGATCTATTCCCCAATGACCAACGAGACGCAGCAGACAGATACTTCAGTTGACGATCGTGTTTCCGCATTCGCTCACGCGGTGCTGGCTGGCGATATCGTTGCTGGCCCGAACGTACGCAACGCTTGCAAACGTCACTTCCGCGATCTGGAGCATGGATCGTCACGCGGTTTGATCTGGGATCTGGAGTCCGCAAACCGCGCCATCGGCTTTTTCGAAGATGTGCTGTGCCTCAACGGCGGCGATTATGAGGGCATGCCTTTCCTGCTCGCGCCCTGGCAAGCCTTTGTAGTTGGCAGTTTGTTCGGCTGGATGACCGTTGATGGCTTCCGCCGTTTCCGTCTCGGCTACATCGAAACCGGAAAAGGCTCGGGCAAAAGCCCGCTGGTAGCCGGCATCGGTCTTTATGGTCTGGTCGCGGACGGTGAGCAACGCGCCGAAATCTACGCCGCTGCAACCAAACGCGATCAGGCCATGATCCTGTTTCGCGACGCCGTGTCGATGGTAGACATGTCCGCGAAACTTCGTTCGCGCCTGGTGCAGTCGGGGCGAGACGACAAGGTCTGGAACCTGTTCTACGCGAACACCAACTCCTTCTTCCGCCCGATCAGCGCCGACGAAGGCAAGTCCGGCCCGCGTCCGCACATTGGTTTGCTGGATGAACTGCACGAACACAAGACTGCGGCCACTGTGAACATGATGCGCGCCGGTACCAAAAACCGGCGCAAAGCCATGGTGGTGATGATCACCAACAGCGGTTCCGACAAGAAGACGGTGTGCGGCCAGTACCACGATCTGGGGGTGCGGATCTGCGCGCAGATCGAAGATAACGACAGCTTCTTCGCCTTCATCTGTTCCTTGGATGAAGGCGATGACCCGTTCAAGGACGAAGCCTGCTGGCCGAAGGTTAACCCTTCACTGGATCACATCGCCGAAGGGCAAAGCGATGGGATCCCAGGACGTAAGTATTTGCGCGAGCAGGTCCAGTCAGCACGCGGGTTGCCGGCTCAAGAGTCGGTGGTGCGCCGCCTGAACTTCTGCGAGTGGACCTCGGCAGATGCGCCGTGGATCTCTTGGGATGTTTGGAAGCAAGCCGAAGAACCGGTGCCGATGCGCGTGTTGCGTAATCGCCGTTGTGTGGGCGGGCTCGACCTGGCCAGCACCACTGACTTGACGGCATTTGTTCTGGTCTTTTGGCCAACCCAGCATGACCCGCACTGGCGCCTGCTGCCGTACTTCTGGATACCGGACGACGATCTGCAAGGGCGAGAGGATCGCGACAAAGTCCCTTACTCCATGTGGTTGAAGGACGGTCACCTCGAAACAACGCCGGGTCGCGCCATCAGCAAGAAACATGTGCTGATGCGGCTGGTGAAAATCTGCGCGTACTTCGACGTCGAGCGGATCGGCTATGACCGGTGGCGCGCCGAAGACCTGCTGCAACTGATGACCGATGAGGACATCACGCTGCCCGAGGTGGTGCCCTTCGGTCAGGGCTTCAAGGACATGGCACCGGCGGTGGACGAGTTCGAGCGCCGCTTGCTGGGGCGCGAATCCGAAAGCGATGTCATTGACCTGGACCCGTCGGAATACGAACTGGTGCAGTCCGAAACGGTTGAGACGTTGCGCCACGATGGCAACCCGGTCATGACCTGGTGCGCCGGTAACGCGGTGATCGTTTCCGATCCAGCGAACAATCGCAAAGCAGATAAAGCCAAAGCGACCGGGCGGATCGACGGCATCGTGGCATCCATCATCGCCGTCGGTACCAGCATGAAGTCTGGTGGCCCGAGCGGTAAATCCATCTACGACGAAGGGGCAGGTATATGAAATTAGCCATCGCTGCATGGCTTGCCGGCCTTTTGGGCTTCGGGCTGTTGGTCGGGGGCGTGGCGTTGATCAGCGTTCCCGCCGGTTGCATCGTCGCGGGTGTCGGTCTGCTGGCCTGGGCATATCTTGCCGATCGCGCAGCCGCTGTACTGAAAGCCCAATCCAAACCTCAAGGAGGTTGAGCATGTTTTTCTCAAGCCTGCTCGGCGATGGGCGCGGCACTCTCACAAACCCGGACAGTGGGTTCTGGCGCGGACTCATTGGTGGTGGTCGCAACAGTTCAGGCGTCATGGTCACACCTGAGTCAGCGCTGGGTCTGCCCATCCTGCAGAACTGCGTCACGCTGCTGGCGGAAACCATGGGGCAGTTGCCATGTGAAATGTACCGCCGGCAAGAAAACGGACAGCGGGAAGCGGCGATCAATCATCCCGCCTACGACGTGCTGCGGTACCAGCCCAATGGTTTTCAGACGCCTTACGAATACCGGGAAGGTTCCCAGCTAGCGGCGGGACTACGGGGCAACAGCTACAGCTTCATCGACCGTCGCGACGACGGCAATGTCATCGGCCTATGGCCGTTGTGCAACAACAAGGTTCAGGTGCTGAAGGGGGGCGACCTGTTGCCGTATTACCGCATCGGAGCCAGTGAACCGGTGCCGATGCGCATGATCCACCACGTTCGATGGGTGAGCACCAATCAGTACGTTGGGCTCTCGCCGATCGAGGTGCATGCCGAATCACTCGGTCTCGCCCAAGCCGTGCGGCAGTACACCGGCAAAAGCTTCGCCAACGGCGTGACCGTGTCCGGCGTCATCGAGCGTCCACGCGAAGCTCCATCGATCAAGGATCAGGGCAGCATCGACAAGATTGTCGATCAGTGGGGCCAGAAGTTCGGTGGCATGGACAACGCGAAAAAGGTCGCGCTGCTGCAAGAGGGCATGACTTTCAAGCCCGTGTCGATGAACAACGTGGACGCGGAAGTGTTGGGGATCCTCAAAACCACCGGTACCGATATCGCCCGGATCTACAAGATCCCGCTGCCGATGGTCAACGACCTGGAGAAGTCCAACTACAACACGCTCGAACAACTGATGATCCAGTTCGTGGTGTTCGCGTTGTTGCCGTGGGTCAAACGCCACGAACAATCGATGATGCGTGACTTCCTGCTGCCCAAGGATCGGCGCGAGTACTTCATCGAGTTCAATCTGTCCGGCCTACTGCGCGGCGATCAGAAGAGCCGCTACGAAGCATATGCCATCGGCAGGCAGTGGGGCTGGCTCAGCGTCAATGACATCCGGCGTCTGGAGAACATGCCGCCCGTGTCTGGTGGCGAGATCTACCTGCAACCCCTGAACATGGTCGATGCAGGGAAACCCGGCGGCGATCTGACTAACCCCAATGTGCGAGCCCAGCTCGAACTCCAGCACGCTGAAATCGGAAGGATTCTTGCGCAATGAAAAACTACCTGAGAGCTTCCAGCCTGCTGTTCAATCAGCCGCTGCTCGTGCTCCCTGACATGCTCGATCTCGGCGTGCGGTGGGCCAACCAGGCAATGAGCCTGAACATCGTGAACATCGGAGCCACGAACGGCCCGACAATCTGGGGCGATGACGGCATCGACCGTATCGCGCAGCGTGAAGAAGAACGCCGGACGGCCATTGCTCGAACCGGGATCGAGGTAATTCCCGTGAGCGGCGTGCTGGTCAGTCGCGGTAGCCATATCAGCATGTGCGAAACAATGACCAGCTACGAGTCATTGCGGGCGCAGTTGCGCAACGCGGTGGCCGATCCAATGGTCGAGCGGATCGTGCTGGACATCGACAGTCCCGGCGGATCTGCCGTAGGTGCTTTCGAACTGGCAGCTGATATTCGCGCCATGGCTCAGCAAAAGCCCATCACCGGCATCGTCAACTTCATGGCCTACAGCGGCGGCTATCTGTTGGGCTCGGCCTGTAGCGAGCTGGTGGTGAGCCAGACCAGCGGCGTCGGTTCTATCGGCGTGATCGCCAGCCACATGGACCGCTCAAAGCAGGAAGAGGGGATGGGCGTCAAGGTAACCACGGTTTACGCCGGGGCTCACAAGAACGATCTCAGCCCTCACGAACCCTTGAGCGAGCAATCGTTGAAGTACCTGAACGATGTTGTTCAAGAGAGCTACCAGCTCTTCGTCAACGCAGTGGCTGACTATCGCGGGCTCTCCGTACAGCAGGTTATTGCCACTGAGGCAGGGCTGTATCGTGGGCAGGCAGGTATCAATGCCGGGCTTGCTGACCGAATGCAGAGCCCGCAGCAGGCGGTCGATGACCTTTCTCACTCTGTCGCGATGAGTCGCACTGTGCGCCAGTCCGGCCGCTTGTCCGTTCGTGCATCCGCATTGAATCTTCAAACCCAGATCTGACCGCGTTCGCGGCAGTTACCGAAACCCGCCCTGTGCGGGTTTTTTTATGCCCAGGAGGCAACATGTCCCAAGTACTTCAGTTGCGTAGCGAACGCGCGAAGATCAACGATTCGATTCAGGCGCTGGCCAAACTCGAAACGGCAGGCGAATCCCTGTCGGCAGAACAGTTGGCCCAGTTCGCGAGTCTGGAAGTAGAGTTCAACGCGCTCACTGACAAGATCAGTCGTGCAGAGCAGGCAGAGCGTATTGCCGCTGCGAGCGCGGTACCCGTGAGCGAGTCAGCTCAAGGCCGCACCGGTCCGCCGCAAGGTCGTGCTCACGGCCATATTTACGGTGGTGGGCCGGCTGAAGCACCAGGTGTGCGAATGGCCCAGATGGTTCGGCTGCTTGCCGCCGCCGGTGGCAACCAGCATCAAGCCGCGCAAATGGCGCAGCAGGGCGGGTTTTCTACCGATGTTTCTATGGCGCTGAGTACAGTCACCCCTGGTGCTGGCGGCGTATTGGTTCCGACAAACTTCGCTACCGAAATCATCGAGGCGCTCCGCCCGATGTCTGTTGTACGGAAGATGGGTGCACGTAGCTTACCGCTGAATAATGGCAACCTGACCCAGCCCCGTATCACCGGCAACACCGTCGTAACCTACATTGGTACCGAAACCGATATCCCGCTCACAGGGATGACGTTCGCGGATACAAAACTGTCTGCGAAAAAGGCTGCTGCGATCGTGCCGATTTCCAATGACCTGATTGCCAACGCTGGCGTCAGCCCTCGAATCGACGAAATTGTTGTTGCCGACCTGGCTGTATCGATGGGCCTGTCGGAAGACCTGCATTTCATCCGTGCGGACGGCAGCGGTTCGCTGCCCAAGGGTATGCGCTACTGGGCGCAGGCATTCAACATCCTGCCGGCGCCGGCGGTGGATACCATCACCCTGGAAAAAATCGACCTGTTCTGCGGCGGCATGATGCTCCGTTTGGAAACAGCGAACGTGATGATGAAGGACTGCGGCTGGCTGATGCACCCGCGCGTGTTCCGTTGGTTGCAATCGCTGCGTGACGGCAATGGCAACAAGGCGTATCCGGAAATCGAGCAAGGTCTGTTCAAGGGCTACCCGGTTGGCCTGAGCAACCAGATCCCTGTCAACCTCGGCGCCGGTGGCGACGAGACCGAATTCTACTTCGTCAACTTCGCGGACATGATGATCGGCGAAGACATGGACCTGACGATCTCCTTCAGTAACGAAGCCTCCTACAAGGACGCCGAAGGCAACATGGTCAGCGCGTTCCAGCGTGACCAGACGCTGGTCAAAGTGATCGCCAAGCACGACTTCGGCCCGCGCCACGTCGAGTGCATCGTCGTTGCCATCAACGTCAAGTGGGGCGCCGGCATGTAATTCCGCGACCCCGCTTCGGCGGGGTTTTGCATAACTGAGGGATGGGTAATGACAGACAAAGTAGTGGTGCGTTTTCTGAAGGCCTGGCGTGGTTACTCGACGGATGAGTTGGCTGCCTTCGATCAGACAGTTGTTGATGGTTTGGAGTCCAAAGGCTTTGCCGAAGTCCACCAGGCTGGTGGCGAAACTGCAGCTAAAGGGAAGGGCGGTAAAGGCAAAACCCAGAAAACCGGTACAGCAAAAGCCGGGGGCAATCAGCCTGCAGGGGTGGGCGGCAATCCGGATGGAACCGGCGGCGGTGCCGACAATAACGAGAACGGCGGCGGTGGCCTCGACGAAGAGAAACCCTAAGCCATGGCCCGTCGAATCGAGTACTTCGGCGAGCCAGTTTTGACACTGGAACAGGTGGCTTTCCAGTGTCGACTGGAGCCTGAGGACATGGAGCCGGGGTTGATCAGCGACATCATCATCCCCGGCGTTACGACCCAATGTGAATCCAAAACCGGTGCAGGTATTCGCGGGGCGATCTACGAAGAAGACTGGCCGGCTGCGTTCCCCTCCGGGCATGCGCTGGATGTGGGGCAGGCGACTGAGGTTGTTTCGGTCAAAGTCCGGCAACCTGATGGTACGTGGAGCGATTACGCTGGCGCGGTAGTTCTCGAACAGGGCCAGCGCGAAAGCTTCGTATCGTTCCCCGCAGCGCGGCCTGTTGGCGCCTTGCGTATCCGCTACAAGGCAGAGACTGACCTTGACCTTCACGCCGGCGTTCGCAACTGGTTGCTGATGGCGGCGGCGACAATTCTCCGGCATCCAGAAATGTTCCTAGTCGGCCAGTCGCTGTCCGAGTTGCCCTCAGAGTTTCTTGACCATCTGGTGGCTGAGGTCACCGTTCCGCCGAGGTTCTGACCATGGCCTACCGCGAACCGAGTGCCGGCGAGCTGGATCGGCGTATTTTGCTCAGACTCCGCACAGATGTCCCGACACCGGCTCAGGGCCTCGATTCAATCTTCACCGACGAGAAAAGGCGTTGGGCGAAGATCGAGCCAGTCGGTACCGCCGTCTACACGGCTGGTGTTCAGACCGACGTGAAGATCAGCCACCGGGTGACGTTCTATTACCTCAAGGGCGTGAGTGATGCGCATGAAGTCGTGCATGACGGGATTATCTATCGGGTGCGGCGGGTCGCGGATATGAATGGAACGCGTCGTTTCACCATTCTGGAAGTCGAAGAACTCGGGCCGCAAAAGCCTGGAGGTGGAATCTATGGCTAACTCCGCGTCGGTCGAAAGTTACCTGCATGTCGAGGGCTTCGAAGATTTCGAGCGCGAAGCATTCGACAAGAAGAAGATCCGCGCCGGAATGCGCAAGGCCGGTCTGCTGGTGACCCAGCACGCGCAAATGAACTTGGTGCTGGGCAAGGGACGGCAGGGCTACCCAGTCAACCGAACCGGCGAGACCGTCAGCTCCATCAAGTTCAAGGTGTCCCGCTCCGGCTTCATGGTCAAGATTTCACCGACCCTCACGCCTGCAATGGGCGAGTTCTATCCGGCTTACCTTTACTACGGCGTAAAGCAAGGCCGAAAGCCCCAGAAGCTCGCGCCCGGTAAAGGCATTGGGCGCAAGAATCGACGGCAGGCCGGCGTGCGTGCCCGACTTGTCGCCGAGCGGGCGGCGGGGGAATGGCGGATCAAACCGCACGACAACTACATGGCTGACGCCCTTCAGGACTCATCCGAGCAAGTTCGGTCAATCCTGTTCACGGCGTTCGCGGCGGCGCTGTCATGAGCTGCTGTCGGTGTAGCGGACATTCTCCAACGCTTTTGCGATAGGCTTGCTGCTCTGTTAACAGGGAGTTACCTATGAAAGCGTTGAGTTTGATTGCCTCCGTCGTCATGTCCGTCTCGGCGGTTACTGCGCATGCTGTAGAAGCTGCGAGGGAAGCCCCCAGTGCTGCAATCGATCGCATCACCCTCATCTACCTGAACCATAAGATCTACCCCAACGGTTCTGTCGAGTGTGATTCGAAAGTGATTGGCAACCGCTCGATGATTGGGTGCTGGAACCTGACTTTGAACGGTAAGAGCGCGCCGCACATCTGGCTCTACGAAGCCAATAAATTCCAGTCGGTGAACGGAAGCGCCCGCCAATTGGCGGAAGGGAAGTTTTCCAAAGAGTCAGATGTAACCGTCGTGAAGCTGCCTTTGCCAAGCGACATCAATGTTGGTTCGGCGGTGGAGGCCTTCGCTAAAGGCTGATCCCCGCTCCTCGAAAAAGCCTCGCACTCGCGAGGTTTTTTTATGCCCGGGAGTTGATCAATGAAGTTGAACCCGATTGTTGCCCATCTCAAGGCGACATGCCCGACCTATGCCGGTCGGGTTGCAGCCGGTATCGATTGGGACGCTGTTGCGGAGACTGCCAAGCTCCCCATGCCGGCGGCATACGTGATTGCAGCGGCAGATGCCGCAGCGCCCAGTAAGGCACAGAACGCTGTGATACAGGAAGTCACAGACCAGTTTGCCGTTGTGGTTGTGCTGGACGCCGGGGATGAACGGGGGCAAGAGGCCAACGATCAGTTGCACGACTTGCGTTCAGAACTATGGCGCGCTCTGGTGGGTTGGAAGCCTGGCCCGGAGTACACGCCGATCGAATACGACAAAGGTGCGCTGGTTTTCGTCAGTCGTGCCCGAGTCATCTACCAATACCTTTTTACCGCCGAATTCCAGATCGGCCGCAATCGATCGGACCAACCTCCAGAGACCTGGCACGAACTGGAGCTAGACGGTCTGGCCAATTTCACGGGCGCGAACATCCGCATGGATTGCATCGACCCGGCAGACCCCAACCTGAAACGCCCCGGCCCGGACGGGCGCATTGAAGTCCAATTCACTGGAGACGTAAAACCATGACCAAGCGCATCACTGTGGCGCCGGCCTCTGGCCGCTCTGTGCCCGACCCGGAGGCGGGCGACCTGTTGCCCGTTGAGGGCCGGGAAGTCCCCAACAATGCCTGGTGGCGCCGTCGCCTGGCTGACGGTGATGTCACCACCAAATCCACCAAGGCCGTTACAGCGGCGAAACCCGAGGACGGCAAATAATGGCCATCGGATTCAGCAACATCCCCGCCGATATTCGTGTGCCGCTGTTCTATGCGGAGATGGATAGTTCGGCGGCAAACAGCGCTTCGAGCGCGATGCGACGCCTCATCGTGGCCCAGGTCAATGACGACGCCGAGAGCGAAAGCATCGGCAAGCTGGTGCTGGTCTCCAGCCTGGCGATCGCAAAGAGCATTGCCGGACAAGGTTCGATGCTCGCCGCGATGTACGAGGCCTGGCGCAAGGTCGATCCGATCGGCGAAGTCTGGTGTCTGCCGCTGCAGAACGAAACCGGTGAGACTGCTTCGGCGACCATCACCATTACCGGTGCCGCTACCGAGGCTGGCCTGCTGAATCTGTACGTCGGCGGCGTGCGCGTGCAGTCGGTGGTTGCATCGGCGGCCACCCCGACGATTGCTGCCGCTGCGCTGGCCGTGAAGATCAACGCAACGCCAGATCTGCCCGTCACTGCTGCAGCCGCTGGCGGCGTGGTGACGCTGGCCTGCAAGTGGACCGGCGAAAGCGGCAATGACATTAGCATCCAGATGAACCGCCTCGGCAAGTCCAACGGCGAATCCACGCCTGCTGGCTTGACCGTGGTCACCACGGCAATGACCGCGGGCGTCGGTGCGCCGGATGTCGTCGACGCACTCGCCGCGCTGGGTGATGAGCCCTTCGAGTTCCTGTGCCAGCCGTGGTCTGACACGACCACGCTGAATGCCTGGAAGGACGCGATGGATGACAACACAGGGCGCTGGAGCTGGGCCAAGCAGCTGTTCGGCCATGTCTACACCGCCAAGCGCGGCACCATCGGTACTCTGGTCGCGGCCGGTCAGGTGCGCAACGATCAACACATGACCATTCAGGCCGTCGAATCCAGCGTGCCGCAATCCGTATGGGTGGTGGCGGCATCGCTTGCGGCTCGCACGGCGGTGTTCATCTCTGCCGATGCCAGCCGCCCAACGCAGAGTGGCAGCATGCCGGGCGTCGATCCGGCGCCGGCCAGTGATCGTTTTACTCTCACTGAACGCCAGTCGCTACTGAACTACGGCATTGCCACTGCGTACTACGAAGGCGGCTACGTGCGCATCCAGCGCTCGATCACCACCTACCAGAAGAACGCCTATGGCCAGGCCGACAATTCGTACCTGGACAGCGAGACCATGCACCAGTCGGCGTTCATCGTCCGGCGCATGCAGAGCGTTATCACCAGCAAGTACGGCAGGCACAAGTTGGCCAGCGACGGAACCCGCTTCGGCGCCGGTCAGCCGATCGTCACGCCGGCGACCATCCGTGGCGAGCTGATCGCGCAGTACGCCAAGCTCGAGCTGGAAGGCCATGTGGAAAACGCCGATCTTTTCGCCGAGCACCTGGTGGTCGAGCGAGATCTCAATGATCCGAGCCGGGTCAACGTGTTATTCCCGCCTGACTATATCAACGGCCTGCGCATCTTCGCGCTGCTCAACCAGTTCCGCCTCCAGTACGACGAAGCGGCGTAACGCTCAACTGAACAACCAGCCCGCCCAGTGCGGGCTTTTTCATTCTGGAGACAAAGACCATGGGCGAAAAAGTAGCCGGCACCGCGTACGTCAAAGTAGACGGTGAGCAGCTGAGCATCACGGGTGGCGCGGAAGCCCCGTTGATGGATAAAAAACGCGAGACGATTTATCCCGGTTATTTCAAGGAAGAAGAGCTCGCGCCTTACCTGAAGATGACCGCGCTGATGCCGCAGGGTTTTCCGATCAAAAAGCTGGCCAACGGCCGCGACATGACGGTGACTTGTGAATTCAACAATGGTCGTGTCTATGTGCTGTCGGGGGCGTTCATCGTCGACGAGCCTTCTTTCAAGGGCGACGACGGCACACTTGAATTGCAATTCGATGGCGTTAAAGGGAGCTGGCAATGAGTGATCTGGTGAAGTTGCAGGTGGCGATCGAGGCTCACGGCGAGCCGGTGACCGAGTTGACCATGCGCCGTCCGACGGTACAGGAAGTTCGAGCCATCAAGGCGCTGCCGTACAAGATCGACAAAAACGAAGAAGTCAGTCTGGACATGGACGTGGCCGCGAAATACATCGCTGTCTGCGCTGGCATCCCACCGTCCTCGGTCAACCAGTTGGATCTGGCAGACCTCAACGCGCTGAGCTGGGCGGTGGCCAGTTTTTTCATGAGTGCGGCGTCGACTCCATCAGCGACCTGATTGCCGTTGCTTATGACCTGGCGTGGTTCTGGAAAACGGATCCGGAATTGATGTTGGCTCGACCGCTCGACGTGATCCGCGAATCCATGGAGCACGCGCAACGAATCAATAGAATCCAGCAGGTGCAGTGATGGCGGATAAATTCCAGCTAAAGGCGTTGATCACCGGCGTCGACAAGCTGTCGCCGATGCTGGGCGGCATCCGGAAAAAAGTTGCGGGCTTTCGCAAGCAATTGGAAGGCTCGGGGCTCGGCAAGATCAGTTTTCAAGATGTGTTGCAGGGTGGGGCGTTTGCTGCCCCATTCGTTGCGGGAACCAAAGCCGCGATTGAATTCGAGTCATCCATGGCCGATGTGAAAAAGGTGGTCGATTTCGACACGCCTGAGCAGTTCAAGGCCATGGGCAAAGATGTGCTTGATCTGTCCGAGAAAATGCCGATGGCGGCGAGTGGCATCGCCGCTATCGTCGCCGCTGGCGGGCAGGCTGGTTTCGCCGCCGGCGAGCTGCGCCAGTTCGCGGAAGACGCCGTGAAGATGGGTATCGCGTTTGACCAGACTGCCGAGCAGTCGGGTGAGATGATGGCCAAGTGGCGGACGTCGTTCAAAATTACGCAGCCAGAGGTTGTAAAACTGGCGGACCAGATCAACTACCTGAGCAACACCGGGCCATCCTCTGCGGCGCAGATTGCCGACATTGTCACCCGCATTGGCCCTCTGGGGAAAATTGCGGGCCTGGCGTCCGGGCAGATCGCAGCGATGGGCGCAACGCTTGCGGGCGTGGGGGTGCCGAGTGAGGTCGCGGCGACTGGCCTGAAGAACTTTATGCTGGCACTGACCAAAGGGAAGGCTGCAACGAAGGAGCAAACGCAAGCCTTCAAGTCGCTCAGATTGGACGTGAAGAAAGTTTCCGAAGGCATGCAGAAGGATGCTCAGGGAACGATGCTTGATGTGCTCGAGCGCGTTGCGAAAGTTGCACCTGAAAAGCAGGCGGGATTGCTGACTCAGCTCTTCGGATCTGAATCAGTTACAGCAATCGCTCCGCTTCTGACGAATCTAGATTTGCTGAAAAAGAGCTTCGGCGACGTTTCGGCAACCACGAAGTTCGCCGGCTCGATGAACAAGGAATACGAAGCCCGTTCGGCGACGACGGCGAACGCCTTGCAGCTGATGCGCAACCGAGTCACCCGACTTGGCATTGAGATCGGCAACGCATTGCTGCCGCCGCTCAACGAAATCATGACGCTGATGGGGCCGATCGTGAGTCAGATCTCGGAGTTCGCCGCGGCCAACCCCGGTCTGGTCAAGGGCATCCTCGGCGCCGGCCTTGCCTTCGTCGTGCTCAAGTTGGCGGTGATGGGCAGCATCGTGGCCATGAAACTGTTCGACACCGCGACGAAGGTTTCGGTTGTTGGCTGGGTGATACGCGGACTCGCGCTGGCGGCTGGCCTGCTCATCGCGAACTGGCAGAAGGTGGCGCCGTTCTTCTCTGCCCTCTGGAGCCTGATCAAGGCAGTAGCCCAGCGCGCCCAGTTGGCGTGGGAAAAATTCACCCAGGCCAGCCCGGTTCTCGCGAAGAGCTTGATGGGCGCGGCTGCGGGCTTCCTTGCGATGCGAGTTGCAATGATGGCCGCAAATGTCGCCGGCAAGATCTTCAGCGCCACGCTGTTTGTGGTGCGCGGGGCTGTGCTTGCCGCGACGGTGGCGACCCGGATATTCAACCTGGTGGCCAAAGCTAACCCGTTCATTCTGATCGCCAGCCTGATCGCGATGGCTGCCGGCGCTTTGATCGCGAACTGGGAACCTGCGCTCCAGTGGTTCAAGGATGCGTGGGACAAGATCAGCGGGTGGGTGAAATCGATCATGGGCGCGTTTGGCATGGTGGGCGACGCCGGCATGGATGGTGCGGTGAATAGCGCAACCAATGCCGTCAACAACCTGACCATGCAAGTGGCACCCGCGCGCGCCGGTAACGGCGACGGCACATTGCTCCGGCCACGGCCGGAGGGGGAGCGCTGGTCGCCGCAAGGTGATTCGCTGGTTCAGAACGCCATGGCCGCCAGTCAGCCAAAGCTGCAGGGCGAGCTGGTGATGCGCTTCGAGAATCCGCCACCGGGCCTTCAGGTCGACAAGCCACACACCAATCAGCCGGGGTTGAACATCAAGCCCAACGTAGGCACCCGCACCGTGGGTGTGATGAGGCCATAAATGGATCAGACATGGCGTGATCAAATGCTGCCGGCGTCGTTCCGGGGGATCAGTTTCTTGATCCCTCAGGCTTCGGTGCCGGTCGGCATGAAAGTTCAGCTTCACGAGTTTCCTCAACGCGACGAGCCCTACGTCGAGCAAATGGGCAAACAGGCTCAGGTTCACCGGGTGGTCTGTTGGATCATCGGCGACGACTGTTTCGAGCGCCGCGACAAATTCATGGAGGCGTTAGAGACTCCTGGCGCTGGCGAACTGGTGCACCCTTGGTTGGGGCGCATGCAGGTCAAGGCAGGTGAAGCCGAGCTTACGCACGACTTCAAGCAGGGCGGGATGGCGGCTTTCGCGGTGACGTTCTACCCGGATCTTCCGCTGAAGTTTCCGACAGCGAAGGTCAACACCCAGCAGCAGGTCGTGAAGGCCTCCGATAGCTTGCTGGACTCCGCTCTGGCCCGGTACAAGTCGGCCATGGCGAAGGTGAATCAGGCTCGACTGGGACTTGCCCGTTTGCGCAACAGTCTGTCGGGTGTTTACACGGTAATCCAGCAGCAGTTCTCAACCATCATCGGCGCGTTCACGAACCTGACCGGTTTCGTCCAATCACTGATGAATGCTCCGGATTCGCTGTCGTCGCTGTTCTCCAGCTACTTCAGCGAGTTTTCGGTGGATGACTATCTCGGTGATGACTCCGGTTCGAGCTACCGAAACTCGGTGGCCACGGCCACGCAGCAAACCGAGGCCGTGGCCAGTATCAATACCGTCAGCGATTCAGGCGGTGTCGACGCGGCCGCGGCGTCCCAGGCTACGGCCAACCTGGTGCAGGATGCGCTGCTGGTTCAGGTAGCGCTGATCATCAGTGAAATGCCGGTGGCGTCTCAGCCGGTTTCAACTACCACGGTGTCTTCGGTAGAGCAGCAAGCCGTGCAGCCGATCGTGCGCCCGGAGGTTCCGGTAGCTGACGACGTTATTGAGTTGCGCGACAACCTCAACGAGGCAATCTTTCAGGCGTCATTGAAGGCCGATCCCGAACACTACATGGTGCTCAACACTCTGCGACAAACCATCGTCAAACACCTGACCGCCGTTGCGGAGTCGGGCGTGCGCCTGGTGGAAATCACGCCGCCTGAAACGCTGTCGGCGCTGGTGCTGGCTTACCGCCGGTTCGGTGATGCCACTCGGGAATCCGAAGTAGTCCAGCGCAACCGTCTGCGTCATCCCGGTTTCGTCCCGGCCCGCCCGATCAAAATCGCCCAGAGGTAACCCATGGAAGACGTCAATGCTGTCAGCCTGACGGTTGATGGTCTGGATTACTCTGGCTGGAAATCGGTGGAGATCACTGCCGGGCTTGAGGATCAGGCCCGGTCATTCACCCTGAACATCACATGGAAGTGGCCAGGCCAGCCATTGCCTTTGCCGATTAAGCAGGGCGCCAAATGCCAGGTGAAGATCGGCGATGACCTTGTCCTGACTGGCTGGGTGTTTGCCACGCCGATCAGCTACGACCATCAGCAGATCACCACCAGCGTCAGCGGTCGCTCGCTCACCGCCGATCTGGTGGACTGTGCGGCCATCAATAAGCCGGGGCAGTGGAACAACCAAAGCGTTCTTTCGATCGTCAAGGCACTGGCGGCGCCTTATGGCGTTCGCGTTCGCAGCGAAATCCCGGACGGGGCAAAGCTTTCAGACCACACGATCGAGCCGGGCGAAACCGTTTTCGAATCTATCGACCGCCTTCTGACGCTGTTCCGTGTTTTCTCAACTGACGACGCGAAGGGAATGGCTGTGCTTGCAAAGCCTGGCAGCGAAGTGCGGGCATTCGATACGCTGGAAGTTGGCAACAACATCCTGAACGGTGATGCCGCGCTGGACTTCTCGGCGGTGTTTTCCGAATACCAGGTGCTGGGCCAGAAGAGCGGTACCGACGAAGAGTTTGGCGAGCAGTCGGCAGAGGTGTCGGCGGTGGTCGCGGATCCGCGCGTTGGCCGCAAGCGGATCATGATCATTCAGGAGTCCGGCCAGATGACCAACGAGCTGGCGCAGGCGCGGGCGAACTGGGAGCGCGGCACCCGCATGGGCAAGGCGATCACCACCACCTACACGGTGCAAGGCTGGCGGCAGTCGAACGGTGCGCTGTGGAAACACAACTCGCTTGTGCGCGTCATCGATCCGATTGTGGGCTTTGATCGAATCATGCTTATCGCCCGAGTGACCTACACGCTTACTGACGCCGGCATGATCACAAAGATGGAGGTCGGCCCGCCGGACGGCTTTGAGCCAGAACCGCATGATCCGCACAAAGACCGCAAGCTGAAGAAAGGCGGCAAGGCCGACAACTTCGAATACCTCATCCCTGCAGATTACGAGCCAAAAAAATGAGCCTGAAAAGCATGATGGCCCGCGGCACCGTGGTGCTGGCGGCAGCCGGGAAGATGATGCAGTCGCTGCAGGTTAGGCTCACCGCCGGCGAGCTGAAGGACAACGTCGAGCACTTCGAGCCCTACGGGTTGACCAGCAATCCATTGCCGGGCGCGGAGGTGCTGACAATGTTCCTTGGCGGTGACCGGTCTCATGCAGTCGTCGTGGTTGCTGCTGATCGCCGGTACCGGATCACGGAGCTTGAACCGGGGGAGGTGGCCATCTACACGGACGAGGGCGACAAGATCCACTTCAAGCGCGGCCGGATCATCGACATCGAAACCGCCACGCTGAACATCAAGGCGACGACCTCGGTCAACTTTGACACTCCGGTCATCAATCAAACGGGAAAAATCGTCTCTACCGGTGATCAGGTAGCCGGCGGCGTAAGCCAGATCGAGCACGTCCACATCGGTGTCCAAGCGGGCAGCGGTAACAGCGGGCCACCCGCAGCGGGGGCCTGATGATCTTTTCTGATGAGCGTGAATCAACGCTGACCCGGGCGGTACTGATCAGTCTGTTCACCTGGCGCCGGGCGCTGACCGACGACCCTACGGACGATGAAGAACGGTTCGGCTGGTGGGGTGACAGCTACCCGAGTACAGCCGACGACCGCATTGGCTCACGTCTATGGCTGCTGCGCCGGGTCAAGCTCACTGACGCCACACAGCGCGACGCTGAGTTCTACGCGGACGAAGCCCTGCGCTGGTTGTTGGACGACGGCCACGCGATCGCGATTGAGATCACCAGCGAGAAGGCTGAAGTCAGTCGCCTTAACCTGACGGTCATCATCACGGTGCCGGGCGGGGATCGCATCGAAATCAAACCTATCTCTTCCTGGCAGGTGATCTATGCCGTTTGAAACACCTTCACTACCGGTGCTCATCAGCCGCACGCAAAGCGATCTGGCCAGCGAAGCGCTGCGCCGCTCCGATGCGCAGGTGCTGGCGCGAACCTTGAGTGGCACGGCCTACGGTTTGTACGGATACCTCGACTGGATTGCAGAACAGATCCTGCCGGACAAGGCCGAGGAAGAAACCCTGGAGCGCATCGCCGCGCTGCGCCTGAATCGGCCGCGCAACGCAGCTCAACCGGCGGAAGGCAGTGTCAGCTTTAGTGCCGCTGCTGGCGCTGTGCTGGATGTTGATGTCGTGCTACAGGCAAGTGACGGCCGTATGTATCGCGTGACCACTGGTATCACGACGGCCTTGGGCCTCAACACCACTACGATTGAAGCCGTAGAGCCGGGCGCACTTGGTAACGCTGATGCGGGCCTTCAACTGACACTCGTCCAACCGGTTGCCGGCGTGACCAACGCGTTCACTGTCATCGCCCCGGGTCTGTCAGGCGGAATTGAAAAGGAAAGTATTGAATCGCTCCGCGCGCGGGTGATTCGGTCCTACCGCGTTATCCCGCACGGTGGATCGGCAGACGATTACGAGACTTGGGCTCTGGAATTTCCCGGCGTAACCAGAGCGTGGTGCCGCGGCAATTACATGGGGCCAGGCACGGTAGGAGTTTTTGTAATGCGTGACAACGATCCGGCGCCTCTGCCGAATCCGGCGCAGTTGCAGGAGATCAAGGACTACATCGAGCCATTGCGGCCTGTGACAGCTGAACTCTACGTGCGGGCCCCGACGCTGAAACCCGTGCTTTACAGCCTCCACCCCGTACCCGACACAACTGCGGTGCGGGCCGCTATCACCGCAAGCCTGAAAGACCTGCATGAACGCGAGGCCGGTCTCGGCGACAAGCTGCTGATCAGCCACATCCGTGAGGCGATCAGCAGCGCTGCCGGAGAAACCGATCACGGATTGACCGTACCGTCTGCAGATGTGCCCGCCGCCGCCAATGAGCTGCTGACCTTCGGAGGCATCACATGGCTATAGCGCGAACCTCTGATGAATATCTTCAGCAATTGCGCGGACTCTTGCCGGCGGGTCCTGCATGGGACCCTGCCTTGGTCCCCGAGATTGATCTGGTCCTTACTGGTATTTCTTTGGAGTTCTCGCGGCTTGATGCTCGGGCGGTCGACCTTATGAACGAGATGGACCCGTCCGGCGTCAGCGAGTTGGTCCCGGACTGGGAAGCCGTGATGGGCCTTCCCGACCCGTGCCTGGGGCCGAACCCGGCGTTTGAAGATCGGCGACTGGCCGTTCGCCGTCGACTCGTAGAGATCGGTGGACAAAGCAGGGCGTACTTCATCGAGATTGCCGTGAGTCAAGGCTATCCAGACGCCACGATCACGGAACACCGAGCGCCCCGAATGGGGCGTTCTCGTTTTGGAGCCGCGCACTTTGGTACTTGGTACGCACAGTTCATGTGGACGTTGAATACGGGGGGCCGCCACCGGCAGGGTCGTCGATTCGGAGTCAGCTACTGGGGGGAGCGTTTCGGCACCAACCCAGGTAATCCGCTGGAGTGCTTGATCCGACGCAGATCGCCGGCGCACACCGTCGTACACATCAATTATGACTGAGAGGTAGAACCGTGGATTTTCCGATTAGTGTGCCCAGTATTGGGTTGGTAGATGGCAAGTTTGTAGATGAGAGCCCTCTGACCGGTGCGCCGGGATCGCTCATTCCGGCGCAGTGGGGTAATGCCGTTACTGAGGAAGTGCTGAACGCAATCGTTGCGGCGGGCCTGGCGCCCGATGAGAACAACAACGCCCAGTTGGTTACAGCCATTCGTTTGCTTCAAAAACAACCGGTGCTCGTCGCCGACACTGGCATTGCTAACGCGTATGCAGCAGTCAACGCTCCCGCACTCTCAGCCCTTCCCGGAAATGGCTATGTTCAGCGAATCATTATCGCGCACGCCAATACTGGGGCGTCCACCTACGCGCCAGACGGGTTGTCGGCTAAGCCGATATACGGTCTAGCGCTTCAGCCGCTGCAGGGCGGCGAGTTGCCTGTTGGCATTGCTGTGTTGATGTATCTGGTGCAAGCCGGCGTGAACGGCGGCAATGGTGCTTGGATCATCATCGAGTCATTGGGTGGTGCAAGCCAGATATCTCCGGCCACCAAAAGCCAGCACGCTATGCAGCTTGGGCAGGCGACCGGGCGGCTCATCAACATCTCGTCTTTTACCTCTTCAGGAACATTTACCCCGAATGCAAGCACAAAGATTCTGCGCGTTCGCGGGGTCGGTGGCGGCGGATCTGGTGGTTACTCGCTTGCGACTGCCGCTGGGCAGACGAGTACCGGCACTGGTGGCGATGCAGGGGCGTTTGGAGAAATCTGGGTTACGTCCGGGATTGGATCAACGTCAATCTCAGTCGGTGCTGGAGGCGTTGGTGCGGCTGGCGGACAATCGTCATTTGGCGCTCTTCTCGTTTGTCCTGGCGGGGCTGCAGGCATCAACGGTGGCGCGTTTGCTCCGCCCAACCAAAACGTACGAACCGGGGCAATTTTGCAGCCTTCCGGCACTGGCATATTTGTTGTTAAGGGCGCAGGCAATGGTGGCTTAAACGGAATTTCTCTTTCGTCATCGTTCACGCAGGGCGGATCTGGTGGCAGCACCCAATATGGCGGTGGAGGGCAGGGTGCAATTAACGGGGTCGGCGGGGGCGGTATTGGATATGGCTCTGGCGGTGGTGGTGCTACGTGCCTGCCCTCAACTGGAGCTCAGGCTGGCGGGAATGGAGCACCTGGTATCGTTATTGTTGAGGAGTACTCATGAATAGATATGCCGTAATTGACACGGCCGGACTGGTAGAAAATGTAATTCTTCTGGATAGCCCGGAAGATTGGTCTCTACCTAAAAACTGCACGATTCATCAACTTGATGACAGCCAGCGCTGCGGGCCTGGTTACACATATAAGGATGGTGAATTTACTGCCCCGCCAGAAGTGGTCTAGTGCTTTGTTGAAGCACCGCCAGCCGCCATTGAGCGGTTTTTGTGCCTAGATGGGTGAAAATTAATTAGAGCGTTCAGCCGACCCCCTTGGTCGCATCAGGCGTTTACTAATCATGTGACTGCATCTGCCGGAAGTGCCACGCTGGATATGGTGGTGGACAGACTGCTGGCGGTGGCAGCCTCAGCAGTCAAGACTTGCGCCAAGTCCTTAAAGCAGCTGCGGATATCGATCTTCTGAGCAGCGCCATCCGTTCTTTTATTGAAGATAAACCTTACTCTGCCTGCTCGACCCGCATGGCTAGCCACGAGACTCCCGGAATGGTAGGTTGTCGATCACGGAATTTCGTCAACATGGAGTAACACCAATGGGATGCTCTGCTGCTACGTTCTTGAATAAGTACGCGCCATCTATCGAGGGGTGGCTATTTGATGGTGCAGCATATGTGACGGAATACCTACTGGGCGCTCAAACATCAATGGATGTGAATGCTGGCTGTTTGGAGATAGGTGTCTACAAGGGGAAGTATCTTTCTTATCTTGCTGCGGCGAGCAATGTTCCTTGCGTGGGAATGGACGTGTTCATCTTTGATCAGAAAATCGAGGCTGAGCAGAATATAAAGCGCGTGATGAGCGCAACCGAATCGCAAAACTCGACCCAGCTTGTCAAGGTCAACACACGTACGCATACGGCAGACACATTCCGCGATGCGCTCACGGCGGCAGGTGTGAGCAAGTTGACATTTGCTAGCATCGATGGCGACCACAGTTGCGCTGGCGTGATGCATGATCTTCACCTCGTCGAAAAGAACCTGGCGCCCGGCGGAATTATCGCTATGGACGACATGTTCTCCGCTATGAGCCCTGCTGTATCTGAGGGCTTTTTCAACTACATGAAGTCTGGTTCAGAGTTGAAACCTATCGCATTCAGCGACAACAAGCTATTCATGACAACACCCGGATTCGACGAGCTTTATCAGATAAAGCTCATGGTGGAGATGTCGAAACGAGAAAACCTGATTGGTGAACGATGGCTAGATGGCAATCAGTCCGGCCGCATTCGTCCTTTCCTGAAAGGAACAATGATTCATATCTAACAATCAATTCGACCGCTCAGGGAGCCGCTGATCAAATCGGTTTTTCTTAGCCGAGGCGCTCGGCAGTCCTTTTTTATTAGGGGGGGCGGAATTGCTGGAATTTGAATTATTCAGCGGCTACCTCGACTGTCACCACCAGTGCGCATGCTGTCAAAATACTGAACCGCCCATGGCGGTTTTTTTATGCCCGGAGAAAAGTATGCCTATCACTCAGCAGCAGTTGCTGCAGATCCTCCCGAACGCCGGCGCCAAAGCCGGCGTTTTTGTTCCTGTCCTAAATACTGCCATGCAGCGCTACCAGATTGTCGGTACCAAGCGTGTCGCCGCATTCATCGCTCAGATCGGCCACGAGTCCGGCCAGTTGCGCTGGGTGCGTGAGATTTGGGGGCCAACGGATGCACAGCGCGGGTACGAAGGCCGCAAAGATCTGGGCAACACCATGGCGGGTGATGGCACGAAGTTCTGCGGCCGTGGCCTGATCCAGATCACCGGCAGGACGAATTATGCGGCGTGCGGCGAGGCGCTGGGCTTGGACCTGATCAATCATCCAGAGCTGCTGGAGCTGCCGCAAAACGCCACGATGTCGGCAGCCTGGTGGTGGGCCACGCATGGGCTGAACACGCTGGCCGATGCTGGCGACAACGCGAACATCGGTAGCATCATCAACACCGGACGGCGCGGGCGCACTCCGAATGGCGCCGCTGAGCGCCAGACCTTCTACGAGAAGGCATTGCAGGTGCTGGCGTGATTGCCGTTCCGTGGAAAGCAGTGGGCGCGATAGTGCTGGTGCTGATCGGCGCCGGCAGCGCCTGGCAGTTTCAGGACTGGCGCTACGGCCGCCAACTGGCCGAGCAAGCGCGGCTGCACGCAGAAACCCTCAACCAACTCACACGGGGGGCCGCCACCGCGCAGCAAGCCGAGCAGGACAAGCGCCTGGCGCTCGAGCAGCGGCTTGCGGCCAGCGAGAAAACCCACTTCAGGAAAATGACCGATGCCCAACGTGACCAAGATCTCCTGCGCGATCGCCTTGCCACTGCTGATGTCCGGCTGTCAGTCCTCATCGACGCAGCCGACGCAGCCGACGCAGCCGACGCTGCCAAAGGCTGTGGTGTGCCAGCCACCGCCGGCACCGGCGGCGTGGATCATGCAGCCGTACGAGCCCGACTTGACCCAGCGCATGCTCAACGAATTGTCGCCATCACCGATAGCGGCGACCGGGGGCTGATCGCGCTGCAGGCTTGTCAGGCTTATGTCAGAGCACTGGCGCCCCCACACTATGAGTGAGGTCACCGGTTCGGTTGGCCGGTCCGCGCGCTGATCCCGGTAGCTGCGTCAAGCTTTGTGCTTAGTTCGCTGATGTGCTTGTCCTTGGCCATCAACTGCCAGTTGCTTTTGGTTTCGATATCGGTGGCTTTCCGGTTTGCGTCGGCAGCCTCTGACTTTGCTGCGGTCAGTTGCGTGCGGAGTTGATCGCGTTCAATTGCGACGGCGGCGTGCATCTCGACCAGCTTGAATATCCGTTCCCTGGCTTGTCGCAGTTGCAGGTTTAGTTCCTCAAATTCGTTTTCGTAAAGGGCGAGCTGGTGCCGGCATGTTTCGAGCGGTGTCGGGCAGCCCAGCCAGTTGTCAGTGTCTTCGATTTCAATGGGTTTCACGGAGCTGCCTTGTTGATACTGTTTGTATATACAGTAATCGAGGGCTGCACGTCATGCGAGGCTGAGGCGACGAGCTGCGGCTACCGTTTAAAATCAGTTCCGCATCTGAAATCATGGCCCTTGAATTACGCGGCTTGTAGGGCGTTAAAAATCAGTAGCTTGCGGAACTGGAATAGTGCTAACCTATTGATCTACAGAGATTTATAGATGGATTGCAAATCCACCTACGCCGGTTCGATTCCGACCTCGGCCTCCACTATAAACAAGCTCCGTAGATCCATGATTTACGGAGCTTTTTTATTTGCAAAGTACCGCAAGATTTGGTCTTGAAAAACGGTCATTGCAAACTTGCTTCACCGGGAAGTGATGTATATATTTCCCGCACTGTTGTTCAAGGCTTGATCCTGTCAGGATCGCGACTGTGCAGCAGAAGACAGCAGCACCGCGCTACCGCCCGAATGGCGAAACTGGTAGACGCATGGGACTTAAAATCCCCCGCTCGTAAGGGCGTGCCGGTTCGATTCCGGCTTCGGGCACCATGAATATCAAAGGCCTGCATGAGAATTCTCATGCAGGCCTTTTTTTTGTGCCTTTATTATGCGGCGCTAAACGAACGCCTGGCCGCCAAAGCCACGAGGCAAGCGCTGAAGACCAGCCATTGCTGTCAGCCGTTCGATCCATTCTGCGCGCCAGTCTGTTGCCCTGTGTGTGGTTTTGCCCTGGCGGGACATTCTTCGGGCCGCGTTGCGCTGATCCTTTCGTGCCTGTTTGTAGGCATCGGTATTGCGGCAACTGCGGCACTTCACACGATTGAGCTCGCGGCTTGCCGAAAGTTGCTCGCCTTTGTGCCCACAGGCCAGATGCCCGTCGACGTTGAAATGGATAACCATAACTGTCTCCTTTGCGACATGTATGAGTTTTGACAACTCACCCACAGCGCCGTTCGCTGCTTGGGTGCAGACAAAAAAACACCCGCATGCGGGCGGGTGATCGCTGTCGTGCAAAGGAGTCATTGGTGCAGAGTGGTCGTTAGGTAAAACCCGTAATTGCTGGAAAAACCAATATAGCGACCATGCGCGCGCGGTGACGGATGTGTCACCGCTGTGAAGAAAACTCCCGAGACCGTGGCGAGGTCGGCGTCATCTGAACCGAGGTAGTGGCCGATCAAGGGGCTTGAGCGCCGACAGCGTATTGCGAATCAGCGGAGCATCCTTCTCGATGTCGTTCAGCCGGTCACGGATGCGTAGGGCGGTCGGGTGTCCGCCTTGGTGATCGACCCAGTCGGCGATCTCTTTGCAGGCAGCCGCGAGGCGCGCTTGCCGAGCGTCGAGCAGGGTGAGGAGGGTGGTGATGGACTCTTTTTCGGACATGGAACACCTCCGTTCTATGAAACCTGAGCTGCAGCAAAAAGCCCGCGTGTTGCGAGCCTTCTGCCGTGGGGTGCTGCTCCTTCAGCTGGTTTCAGTATAGACCCGCTTCTGATCGGCATCAG